TGCGACGCTCGTGGGCGGAGTCCGCACAACGGCTCTTGCCGCCGTGCCGATGCCGCTCGCCGCAGCCTGGTCAGAGGCTTCGTGTACCGAGCCGCCGCGCTCCGTTGACTGCATGACCATGCATAGCAGGGGGATGGAGGTGGATGCATGGCTCGGAAGGAAGGCCCTCGGGCCAAGCTCGGCTGGCTGATGTTGGACAACGGCGAGTTCGTGTTCGAGCCGCACGCCGGCCCAAACCGCATTGCTGCCGAGGCCGTGTTGGCCGCCGTCGAGGAGCATCTGTCCGAGGCCGATGAGGCGATGGCGACTGGGTTCGTGATGTTGGCCGAGGCGGTCGACTCGGATCCGACGAACGCTGCGCTGTGGGGTCAGTACCGGGCCGCCGAGCTGGCCGTGCGAGGGGTGGCGACGCGTGGCGATGACGATGAGTTCTCCCGCCTCATGGCCGAGCTGTCCGCCGAGGTTCGCGACACCACGCTCCGCGAACCGTAAGACGCGGGGCCAGCTCGTCGCCGCGATCGCTCGTGCGCTCGGACAGCCGTTCATGCCCTGGCAGCAGATGGTGGCGGACGTCGCGAACGAGCTACTGCCCGACGGGACGCCTGCGTTCCGCGAGGTGATCGTGACCGTGCCCCGCCAGTCGGGAAAGACGACGCTGACGCTGTCGCAGTCCGTCGAGCGGTGCACCATGCGCGATCGACCCCAGCACGTCGCCTACACCGCGCAGACGGGTAGCGACGCCCGGAAGAAGCTGCTGAACGACCAGGTGCCGATTCTCGAAGGGTCGCCCCTCTGGAAGCACGTCCGTCGCGTCGCTCGAGCCAACGACAACGCCGGGGTGGTGTTCAGGAACGGCAGCAGGATCGACGTGCTCGCCTCGAACGCTTCAGCTGGCCACGGTCGAGTGCTCGACCTCGGCCACGTTGACGAGGCCTTCGACGACATCGACGATCGGCGCGAGCAGGCGATGTTGCCGGCCATGATCACCAAGCCCGATGCGCAGCTGTGGGTGGTCTCGACACAGGGCACCGACGCATCGGTGTACCTGAACCGCAAGATCGAGCTCGGGCGGGCGGCCGCGCTCGAGGGGCGCACGTCGGGCATCTGCTTCTTCGAGTGGGGAGTGCCCGAGGAAGCCGACATCCACGATCCGGCGTCGTGGTGGCTGGGGATGCCTGCGCTCGGCCACACGCAGTCGATCGAGGCGATCTCCCACGCGAAGCAGACGATGACCGAGGGCGAGTTCCGACGGGCCTTCGGCAACCAGCGGACGCGATCGAACGAGCGGGCCATCCCGGAGACGACCTGGCGCGTCGCGTGTCGCGCCGACGTCGCTCCGACAGGCCGGCTGTCGTTCGCCGTGGACGTCGCCCCCGATCGTGACTGGGCGTCGATCGCCGCCGCGGCTGGCGGAGTGGTCGAGCTTGTCGATCACCGCCCGGGTGTCGGCTGGGTAGAGCAGCGGCTCGCCCAACTCGTCTCCGACCACGGTGGGGCGGTGGTGCTCGAGGCGACCTCGCCGGCTGGGGCTCTGGTGCCGGCGCTTCGGGCGAAGGGCGTGCAGGTCCGCGAGCTCACCGCAGCCGAGGTGACGAGAGCGTGTGGCACGTTCTATGACGACATCGCCGACGGCCGGGTGCAGATTCGGGTCGGCCCGTTCCACGAGTACCTGGAGACGGCGGTGGCGGCCGTCGCGAAGCAGCCGGTGGGCGACACATGGCGATGGGGTCGCAAGCGACTCGATCCGATCACACCGCTCATGGTCGTGACGCTGGCGCACGCTTCGCCGGCTAAGTCGAAGACGATGCACACGCGCGGTGCCCGTCGATCGTGACCGATTCTGCGGAAGTGCGGAAGCCGCTCGAAGCGCATGGTGCGGAAGTGGGGAGATGCTCCCCCTGACGAACAGTTGAGCCCCGCACCGCCTGGCAGCGGCCGGGGCTCGTGGACGGCATGGAGGTGCCGACATGGAACACACTACCGACGCTCATCCAGAGCGTTCGTGCGAAGGCTGCGGCAACTCGTTCACCAGCGAGTGGCCTGCGACGAAGTACTGCAGCAAGCGGTGCCAGAAGCGCGCCGAGAGGCGCCGCGCCGCCGCCCGCAAGAGGGCAGCGAGAGCGACCGTGCAGGTTGCGTGCGAGCACTGCAGCGGCATGATCGTGAATCCCCTGCCCCATCAGCGCTTCTGCACGGAAGCGTGCAAGGAGGCGTGTCGGCGGGGTGTTCGAACGAGGTTGACGGTCGCCGAGGCCTGCGCCGGATGCGGCCGGAGCGACGGCCTCGACTGGTGGGTCGGGCGCATCAAGTACCCCGGATCGGCGGGGTGTCGATGCGAGCGGTGCTACGCCGAGTACCAACGTGAGCGAACCCGCACGCCAAGGACAGCCGAGCAGCGTGCGCGCCAAATCGAGCAGTACCACGACACCCATCCACCAAGGGTCTGCCCAGGCTGCGGCGAGGAGCATCGGCACGGCGGCAAGAGCCGTTGTGCGGACTGCGCGCACGATCATCGCAAGTCGCTCCGCTCAGCCGCCGAGGCACGCCGCCTCGACGTCGTTCGGGCCGGCAATCAGGACATCCACTGGACGTTGCTCGGCGAGCGCGACGGCTGGGTGTGCCACCTCTGCTCGAAGCGGGTGCCGAAGGTTGCTGGCACCGCTGAGCAGCCGATGGGCGCGACCGTGGACCACCTGATTCCGATCGCCCATGGCGGCGAGCACGTGTGGGCGAACGTCGCCCTCGCGCATCGAACCTGCAACATCTCGCGTGGCGCCAGAGGCGTCGCGCAGCTCCGACTCGTCGGATGACTCACCCCCCTGGAGGCGAACGCATGCAGACACGTTCGCCCGAGTGGTGGTTGGTCAACCTCTACAGGCGGCTCATCACCCGCCAACCTCAGATCGCACTGTGCGAGGCGTACTACGACGGTCGGCATCCGCTCTCGTTCACCACCAGCGAGTACCGGCAGGAGTTCTCGTCGATGCTCCGCGGCGTGTCGGACAACTGGATGGCGCTCGTCGTCGACGCTGTCGAGGAACGCCTGCACGTCGAGGGGTTCCGGATGGGCGACCAGCCCGCCGGCGACGCCGAGGCCTGGAAGGTGTGGCAGGAGAACTGTCTCGACGCCGACTCGGAGATGCTGCACTCCACCGCGCTGCAGACCGGTTCGGCCTACGCGATGGTGTGGTTCGGCGACGAGGACCGGCCGGAGATCACGGTCGAGCATCCGTCGCAGTGTTTCGTCGCCTACGAGCAGGGCTCGACCCGCCGCCGGGCCGCGGCGCTGAAGGCGTGGGTCGACGAGTGGACCGGCGACGTCCGCGCGAACGTGTACCTGCCGGGGGAGATCCACAAGTTCCAGGCGAAGCGGTCGATCTCGCTGGCCGACTACGCGACGGAGACCGGCCGCGATCGTCGGCTCGGCGTGCTCGGTGCGATGTGGAAGCCGATCGACGGTAACGAGGCGGTCGTCGAGAACCCGCTCGGCGCGGTGCCGATCGTCGAGTTCCGGAACCGGCCGCGGTTGCTCGGTGAGGGCCGGTCGGAGATCGCGGATGTGATCTCGGTGCAGAACCAGATCAACAAGCTGGTGTGCGACATGATGGTCGCGGCCGAGTTCACGGCGTTCAAGCAGCGGTGGGCGACCGGTGTGGAGATCCCGACGGACCCGATGACGGGGGAGCCGTTGGAGAACTGGCGGCCGTCGGTCGACCGGCTGCTCCACACGGAGAACGATCAGGCGAAGTTCGGCGAGTTCAGCGAGGGCAACCTGGCCAGCTACGTGGCGGCGCTCGAGAACCGGGTGCAGTCGCTCGCGTCGAGGACGCGGACGCCGCCGCACTACCTGCTCGGCTCGTCGGGGTCGTTCCCGTCGGGTGAGTCGCTGAAGGCGACGGAGACGGGCCTGATCGCGAAGTGCCGGTCGAGGCAGCGTCACTTCGGTGAGTCGTGGGAGGAAGTGCTGCGGCTCGCGTTCGCGGTGCTCGGCGACACCCAACGTTCGCAGGCCGAGTCGGCCGAGACGATCTGGACCGATCCGGAGTCGCGTTCGGAGGCCGAGCACACCGACTCGTTGCTGAAGAAGATGTCGATGGGCGTTCCGCTGCACCAGCTGTGGGAGGACGCCGGCTACTCGCAGACGCAGATCGCCCGGTTCCGGGAGCTGCTGATCGACGAGCGCGCGCTGCTGCGCGTGCCGTTCCTGAGCGACGCGGAAGCGCGTGCACGGCTCGGCCTCGCCGGCCAGCAGACGCCGCCCGCCTGAGAGATCCCGCCACGACACCCGCACGGGAGCTGTGGCACGCACCAAAGGAAGCCGCATGGCCGACACCACCCCCACGACGACCGACACGGACGTCACCACCCCCGACGACCCCACCACCGCGGACACGACGACCGACACCCCGGACCTGGCTGCAGAGCTGGCCCGCTGGAAGTCGGAGGCCCGCAAGCACGAACAGCGCGCCAAGTCGAACGCTGCCGCCGCCGAGAAGCTCGCCAAGATCGAGGAGGCGTCGAAGTCGGAGCTCGAACGAGCTCAGGCTGCCGCCACCGCGGCCGAGGAACGAGCGAAGGCCGCCGAGGAGCGGATCGCCCGAGCTCTCACCCGTGCGGCCGTGTCGGCCGCCGCCGTGAAGGCCGGAGCGATCGACGCCGACGCCGTGCTCGCCCTGCTCCCCGCCGACG